CACATGAAAGCGTTGGCGGCACTGGCAGGCATCAAGGATGATTTGTGCTATCATCAGGCGAGGCACAGCTTCGCCTCGCTGATTACGCTTGAAGCAGGTGTGCCGATAGAAACCATCAGCAGGATGCTGGGACATTCCGACATTTCCACAACACAGGTCTATGCCCGTGTCAGCCCGAAGAAACTTTTCGAGGACATGGACAAGTTCATAGAAGCCACCAAAGATTTTCAATTAGTTCTTTAATCCTTTAATACAGAAAACTATATGCGAAGCACATTTTCACTTTTACCCTACATTAACCGCAGCAAAGTAAAGGCTGACGGTACGACCGCCATACTCTGCCGCATAACCATTGACGGCAAACAGACTGCCATCAGTACGGGGATTTATTGCCGACCGGAAGAATGGAACAGCAAGAAAAACGAGATTAAATCCGTAAGGGAAAATAACCGCTTACGAGAATATTTACGACTGACAGAGGAAGCCTACAATGAGATACTGAAATCGCAAGGTGTGGTCAGTGCCGAGATTTTGAAGAACCACATATCCTTGAACAACATCCATCCGACCACTCTTCTACAGATGGGAGAATGGGAACGTGAGCGGTTGAAGAAGCATTCCGAAGAAATAGACTCGACTTCTTCCTATCGAAGTTCAATGTATTATCAGAAGTACCTGACGGATTTTCTTACGTCCATCGGTAAAAAGGACATTCCCCTTGAAGAAGTGACGGAGGATTTCGGCAAGTCCTACAAAGCCCACTTGAAGAAATGCAAGAACTTCGGGGCTTCCCAGACCAACCATTGCCTGCGTTGGCTGAACCGACTGTTGTACCTTGCAGTAGACAAGGAGATTCTCCGTGTAAATCCCTGTGAGGACTTGGAATATGAGACAAAGCCGGAAGCAAGGCACAGGTACATCAGCCGTGAGGAGTTCAAGAAGATACTTTCCACACCGATGTATGACAAGCGTATGGAACTGGCAAGACGGGCTTTCATATTTTCCACCCTGACGGGACTGGCGTATGTGGACATCAAACTTCTTCATCCCCACCATATCGGAACAAACGCTGATGGCAGACGGTACATCCGCATCAACCGGAAAAAGACAAAGGTGGAGGCGTTCATACCCTTACATCCCATAGCGGAACGGATATTGTCGCTGTACAACACGACCGATGACGAGAGGCCCGTGTTTCCTCTTCCTAATCGTGATGCCCTATGGTTTGAGGTTCACGAATTGGGAATAACCATAGGGAAAGAGGAAAACTTGACCTATCACCAAAGTCGGCACAGCTTCGGCACTTTTTTGATTTCGGCAGATATACCCATTGAAAGTATCGCCAAGATGATGGGACACTCCAATATTAGAACGACACAGGGATATGCACGGATAACCGATGATAAAATTTCCAAAGATATGGACAAACTGATGGAACGAAGAAAGGAAATATCGGCTGGCGAAAAGAAGAAACAGCAAATAATCATCATAAAATAAAGGGATTATGAGCAGAGGCATAATAACAATCAGTGAAACGGGTGCAGTCACCATGCCGACCGCACTCGTATGGATGATGCAATTTGAGATTGCCGACCTGTTCGGGGTGTTCTCGTGCAATGTCCACAAGACGATACGGGCAATCTATAAGAACAATGAACTGAATGAAGCCGATACGATGCGATATATCGGGCAACCGGATGGTATCAGTTATGACGTTTACAACCTTGAAATGGTTATAGCCATTGCATTCAGGATATGCAGTAAAGAAAGTGCTTTGTTCAGACGGTTTATAATAAATGAAATCAGCACCACCAAAAGAGAAACGCCTGTTACGTTGTTTGTTTCCTGTGGCAGGAGTAACAACCGATGGTATAGTTGAGGTTCATCCCGTCAGCCACTTGTTTCCGTTGCCACACGTTTGAAAGGCATCCGACAACGAAAAATAAGCAACTGATGGGTAAAGAGCAGAAAAGGAACGGCTTACAGACGAAGCGCAGTATTGACACTTCATCCGTAAGCCGTTCCTTTTTTCTTTTTGTCGAAAGTCTATTGCTGCCGCAATACAGGGCATACGGCAAACTGCACTCCTTCAAGAAAAATCAAGTTACCCTCTGTCGGTAGGCGGAGCGGTAGCCGTCATTCAGCATCCGTTCGATGTCGGATTCACGGTAGAGGATTTTACCGCCCAACTGTATATAGGCGATACGCCCTTCATTGCGGTAGTCCTGAAGTGTCCGGCGGCTCACCTTCAGCCGTGCCGACACCTCCTTGTCAGTGAAGAAACGCTCACCGCCCAATGTCGGGCGGTAATTGGCAGTCAGGTACTCTACATTGTCAAGCAGTCTGTCAAGACTGCCCATAAAGTGGATTATCCACTTGTTGTCCTTGTTAATCAACTCATTCATATTACTTTGGATTTAGTGGGTATTGTCATTATATTTAATTCATATAGTCTTTCCTTTGAACTTCGCTTCCTTTCTTCTATCCTCCACAACGGAGACGATGAGCTCCACGTCTTCGGGACGGTAATACGTCTTGTGGTTTATCTGTGAATAAGCCAGCGTGCCGTTATCCCGAAGCGTCTGTAACGTGCGAGGGCTGATGTTGAGCATACGGCACACGTCCTGATTATCCATCCATTCGCTCATTTTCTTTTCCCCGTGCCGATGGCAGATGACATCCATACGGCTGACGAAACGGTCGAACTTGGCGACCATTGCCTCAAAGGTCTTTCTTTCGATTGATACGATTTCCATATTCTCCTTCTTTTAATTGTTACTGTTTCTTTTGCCACAAAGAAATACATTATCCGCTGTCATGCAATGGATTTCCAAAAAGTGGCAGCGTGTTGCGCCGATACGGTAGTCATTGTCCGGGGTACTGCTTGCCGGTTATCTGTGAGCAAGCCGGTGGAATACGATTTCCGTTCAGCCTTTAATTCCCATTTTTTTATAAAGAAGCCACAGCCCAAATAAGGGGTTAATTTAAAATAGCCCCCAATCGTACCTTTGTCCTTTCAGCTATTCATATCCGGCAAATCGGTGAAGTCCGCACCGATTTATCAGTCTCCATAAAGCAAAACCGTACAAAAATGCCTAAGAAAATCCAAGTGCTTGACTGACTGCATTAAAGCACCTTACTTCGCTCCCGATAATCGGTCGAGGTATAGACCAAGACCACATTCAATAACTTAATCAATTTGTTTTTACAATGAAAAAAGAACCAAACATTACAGAGCATCAAGCTCGTGAAATCGTGGAAAAAATGGGGCGCAGGGAACCCTACACCTCCAAGTCGATAGACGACTTCTACAGGAGTATCGGTCTGGAACCGGAGGAGCCGGAACAGCTCGGCAAGACCGTCACGGAAGAAACAGAAATTCCTATGGCAGATGAACCGTCAGGAGTGGCGACCGAAGAAGCGGCAATGCCGCAGAAGCGCATCAGCAGCAAACAGCGCAGGCTGTCTTTGGATGAGTACCGCACCACCTATCTCAAAGTTCCCAAAATTATCAACCGCAAGCCCGTGTTCGTCAGTGAGACGGTGCGTGACGAGCTGGACAGGGTTGTCCGCTACCTCGGAGGGAAGGGCATGAGCGCATCCGGACTTATAGAGAACCTTGTCCGCCTGCACCTCGATGCCTACCGGAATGACATCGAGCAATGGCGCAAACTCTGACGGGATTACGGTGGAACAGGTTGAGCCGTTGGATGCACTCCATCGGTTCGACCGATACACAAAGTGAGTTATTACACTCGGAAATCAATCCGACAGGCGGAGGATTTTTGTGTCCTCAAAGACACAGCAAGATATATTTTCAGTTACTCCGGGCTTTCCCGGTAACTGAAAATCCTTGCACCGCCGTGGGCAGAATTATCCTCCGCAGTCGGATAATTTCCAAGTTATTTAATCAGAGATTAGACAAAGAAAGAATCATTAAACTAAAATAAGAAGACAACATGAAAAAGAACAGCAAGTACGGGAGGAATCCCGCAATGAACCCGAAGACGCACTGCGTGATGGTGCGCTTCGATGATGTAGAGTGGAACAAGTTCCTCACGATGTATGAGGAATCACAGGTGTACGCTAAAGCCGTCTTCCTCAAGGCACACTTCTTCGGGCAGAAGTTCAAGGTGCTGAAGGTGGACAAGGTAATGCTGGAATACTGCACCAAACTGTCCGACTTCCACGCCCAGTTCCGAGGCATAGGAACGAACTACAATCAAGTCGTGAATGAGCTACGTTGCCACTTTTCGGAGAAGAAGGCGATGGCGTTGCTCTACAAGTTGGAAAAGCAGACCATTGACCTTGTGAAGTTGAGCCGAGAGATTGTGGAACTTTCGAGGGAGATGTATGCCAAGTGGGAGCAAATAAACCGAGTTTGATTGTATGACCTCAATCAAGGTGAAGTTCAGACCTTCTACAGCTGCTGGCAGGGAAGGGACAATCTATTACCAAGTCATCCATAAGCGCGTAATCCGTCAGCTAAAGACGGATTACCGTATCTATGCAGATGAGTGGAACGAAGAAAATGCTACCATAATTCTCGCCAACAACGAGCGGAACGGGTATCTTCAATCCATTAAAGAACGGATAAATTGGGATGTCAAGCGATTGGGAAATATCGTCAGCCATTGGGAAAATAAGCAGAAAAACTACACCGCTGATGATATTATTTCCGCCTTTCAAGAGTCTGCCAACGAACAAACGCTGTTCAATTTCATGAATGGTATTATTGCCCGGCTCAAGCAGATGGGCAAGCATCGCACATCCGAAACCTACTACGCTACGCTCAGAAGTTTCATGCAATTCCGGGAGAACAAGGATGTACTTCTGGATGAAATCGACTCGGACCTGATGCTGATGTACGAGGCGTGGCTACATGGCAAAGGGATAACGAAGAACAGCAGCTCGTTCTATATGCGGATATTGCGGGCTGTCTATAACCGTGCCGTGGAAAAGGAACTGACGAGCAACCGCAATCCGTTCAAACATGTTTATACGGGAGTTGACAAGACCGTCAAACGTGCAATCCCATTAAAGGCAATCAAGAAAATCAAGAACCTTGATTTGTCCTTGCATCCGGCATTGGATTTCGCCCGTGATATGTTCCTCTTCTCCTTCTATACCCGTGGAATGTCATTCATTGATATGGCCTATCTAAAGAAGAAAGACCTTCAAAACGGTATATTATCTTATCGAAGACACAAGACCGGGCAGCAACTATTCATCAAATGGGAGAAGTGTATGCAGGAGATAGCAGACAAACACAAAGCTGATAACGGCAGTCCTTACTTGCTTCCGATTCTAAAATACCCATACGACAGCCGTAGCCAGTACAAGAATGCACTTTACCGTACAAACAAGAATTTGAAAGAGATTGCCAAGTTAGCAGGTCTATCCATTCCATTAACACTGTATGTGGCCCGTCATTCGTGGGCAAGCATAGCCAAAAGCAAGAACATTCCCATCTCGATTATCAGCGAAGGTATGGGGCATGATTCGGAAATGACAACGCAAATCTATCTGGCATCGCTGGATAACTCCGTCGTGGATAAGGCGAACACACAGATATTAAGAGAGTTGTTATAAAGCAAGTGCCGTTTAGCAAAACAGAATATCTCTTGTTAAGAGATACTATATCCAATGCAAAGGTACACATTTTTATGAAAAATAGGCTGTCTTTCAGGTGATAAAGCACTAAATATCATCAGCTGACAGCCTATTTGTTTTGCATAATCCAGCTCAAAACATTGAATATCAACATTGCAGGCACTCTTAACAAGAGACAACACGGAAAATGGCAGATGGAACTCATAGATAACATAAACAAGACACTAAAAAACGATTGGGCAATGGAGTTGCGCAGTGGTGGAAAAGTCGCCATTGCTGCTTCATGTTTTTCCATCTATGCCTTTGAGGAACTGAAAGCACAGTTGAAAGATGTTGATGAGCTTCGGTTTATCTTCACTTCTCCAACTTTTGTCACTGAGAAAGCAGATAAACAGAAGCGTGAGTTCTACATTCCTCGTCTGAACAGAGAGCGTAATCTGTATGGTTCTGAGTTTGAAATCAAGCTCCGCAACGAACTTTCCCAAAAGGCCGTTGCCAAGGAGTGCGCCGAGTGGATTCGCAAGAAAGCCTGCTTCAAGTCAAATCAGACGGGAGAGCACATGATGGGCTTTGCCGTTGTCGATGAAAAGGCTTATATGCCCATAACTGGATTTACTACCGTAGAGTTGGGGTGCGAGCGTGGCGACAATGCCTATACGATGATCAACAAATTTCAGGCGCCTTATTCCGAACAATACTTGACCTTGTTCAACCAAGTATGGAACGACAACGCCAAGATGCAAGTGGTGACAGAAAAGGTGTTAGACAGCATCTCCAACGCTTATAAGGAGAACTCGCCGGAGTTTATCTATTTCGTGACGCTCTACAATATCTTCAGCGAATTTCTCGAAGATATTTCGGAAGACGTACTGCCGAATGAAGCCACTGGCTTCAAGTCGAGCGTTATCTGGAACAAACTCTACAATTTCCAACGCGATGCGGCTCTCGCAATCATCAATAAGTTGGAAAAATACAACGGCTGCATCCTTGCCGACTCTGTAGGTCTCGGCAAGACTTACACCGCGCTTTCGGTCATAAAGTATTACGAGAACCGCAACAAGTCTGTCCTCGTACTATGCCCGAAGAAGCTGCACGACAACTGGGTTACATATCGCAGTAACTACCTCAACAATTCACTTGTTGCCGACCGTCTACGCTATGATATTCTCTATCATACCGACCTCTCGCGTACGTCCGGCACGAGCAACGGTCTCGACCTCGAACACATCAACTGGGGCAATTACGACCTTGTCGTGATTGACGAAAGCCATAACTTCCGCAACGGAGGTAAAGTCACCACCGACGAGAACGACGAGAATCCGCGTGAGAACCGCTACTTGCAGTTGATGAACAAGGTTATCCGTGCAGGGGTCAAGACCAAAGTGCTGATGTTGTCGGCTACGCCGGTCAACAACCGCTTCAACGACCTGCGCAACCAACTTCAACTCGCCTACGAGGGGGATGCCGAGCGTTTCGATGAATTGCTCAACACCTCCGCTCCGATTGATCACATCTTCCGCGATGCACAGACTGCGTTCAACCGTTGGTCGAAACTCCCCGAAAATGAGCGCACCACAAAGGCGTTGCTTGACAGCCTCAGTTTCGACTTTTTCGAGGTGCTCGACAGCGTCACCATAGCCCGAAGCCGAAAGCATATTCAACAATACTACGATACTACCGACATCGGCGAGTTCCCCACGAGATTGAAGCCAATCTCGCGCCGTCCCAAACTCACCGACTTGCCGACTGCCGTAAATTTCAACGACATCTATGTGTCGGTTTCAGAACTGAACCTCGCCATATACACACCATCCGACTTTATCTTGGAGTCGCGACTCGAAAAATATATGACTGTCAAGGCTGACGGCTCGGTGAGCAACCTTTCGCGCAAAGGTCGTGAGCGTGGCATCCGCAAACTTATGAGCATTAACCTGCTCAAACGTTTGGAGAGTTCGGTAAACTCTTTCCGCCTGACGCTCAACCGCATCAAGGACTTTATCGAAGCGACCATTAACTCCATCGACAGCTTCGACGGCACCCATGCTGATGTGGACGACTTTAAGTTTGAAGGCGGCCTTGACTTCGACGAGCGCGAAGATTCTGTGTTCATCGGCGGCAAGAAAACGAAAATCGACCTTGCCGACATGGATTATATCCAGTGGCGCAGTTATCTTGCCAAAGACCTTGAAAACCTGAACATGCTGCTCTTTATGCTCGCCGACATCACGCCGGAGCATGACAGCAAACTTCAGATGCTCATTGAGGAAATTCGCTCGAAGTTTGAGCATCCTATTAACGGCGACAACAAGAAAATTATCATATTCACCGCTTTCTCCGACACGGCTCTATATCTCTACGAGAATATAGCACCGCTTATCAAGGAACACACCGGGCTTCACTCCGCCCTTATTACGGGCGATGTGGAAGCTCGCTCCACCGTGAAGCTCCGTGAGAAGCTCGACTTCAACAAAGTCCTTACGTTGTTCTCGCCCATTTCCAAAGAGAAAGCGGCTATATATCCGAACATTGCCGAGAAAATAGATGTGCTGTTTGCCACAGACTGCATCTCCGAAGGTCAGAACCTTCAGGACTGCGACTTCCTCATCAACTACGATATACACTGGAATCCTGTCAGGATTATTCAGCGTTTCGGTCGTATAGACCGTATAGGCTCGCGCAACAAGGTTATCCAACTCGTCAACTACTGGCCCGATATGGACTTGGACGACTACATCAATCTCAAAGGGCGCGTCGAGGCACGTATGAAAGTGTCGGTTCTCACCGCCACCGGCGACGACAACCCTATTTCTGTCGAGGAGCAGGGCGACCTCAAATATCGCCGCGACCAACTGCAACGACTGCAAAAAGAAGTCGTTGACCTCGAAGAAATGAACAGCGGTGTCTCAATCATGGACTTGGGCTTAAACGAGTTCCGCCTCGACCTCATGGACTATATGAAACTGGGACACGACATCGAGCATACCCCGATGGGGCTTCACGCTCTCATACCTGCCGAGGATGGCGCACCAAAAGGCGTTGTTTTCGTGCTGAAGAACCGAAGCAACGACATCAACATCGACCGCAAGAACCGTCTGCATCCGTTCTATATGGTCTATATCTCGCAAGACAGCGAGGTTGTTGTAGACCATCTTAACCCGAAAGATTTGCTCGACCGTCTGCGCCACCTGTGCCGGGGCAAGTCAGAGCCATTGCTCGACCTTTGCCGTCAGTTCAATGGCGAAACACGCGACGGACGACACATGGGCACTTACTCCCGACTGCTCGGCGACGCCATCGCCTCGCTTATCAAGACGAAAGAGCAAACCGACCTGTTCTCCTTCCTTGAAGGCGATTCAGGTTCGCTTTTCGGTAATGAGGTCACAGGTCTTGACGACTTCGAGTTAATCTGTTTCTTAATTGTGAGGTGATATGTTAGGTCTGCCGCAGTCCACAGAAGTAAAGCGCAGCTTGCCCAAGGCGCAACTCTATCGTCAGCTTGATTGGAAACCGGTGTGGCGCGATGCGTTCGATGCCGAGGTGTCGCATCTCGACTTCGTCAACTGGATTGCACCTAAGACTATGCCGGCCATGGCTGCGGGCAACGATGTTAAGGAAATCTTTGTCGTGGAGGTTGCGCTGAAACAGCCAACCATCTCCAACGACAATCTGCTTCGCCTTGTCAAGTCTATTCCGCAACACATCGTGTGGGCGATGACCTTTGAGGAAAAGGTGCAGCTTGCCGTTTGGCACTCACACCTTTTTACGTCGGAGCGCATCGACGTGACCGAAGCCTCTCTACCGCTCAACGGTCTTGATCTCGATGCCGCGTGGCAAAACATCATTTGCACACTCGGTGAATTTGTCGTTGAGTCTGACAAGTCGCTCAACGAACAAATCAAGGTCAACGAGGAGCAAGCCAAACTGCAAGCGCAGATTGACCGCCTCGACCGCCAAATGAGAGCCGAGCGTCAGCCGCGCCGCAAAAATGAACTGTTCAAACAAATTCAGAAATTGAAAGGGGAATTGGAATGAGTAAAGGAGAAGAACATCAGAAACAACATTACGTACCTCAATGTTACCTTAATTATTTTGGGTACCATAAACGTAAAAAGAATTCAAAAGAGTTCTTTTTGTATGCCTATGATGTAAAAAGAAACATACAAAAGCATACTTCTGTTGAAGATGCTTGTCAGCTTCCGTATTTTTACAAAATACCCGAAAACTTTATTACAGATAAAGCAGCAGTTAATACACTTTCGTTAGAAGTTGATATATTGGCTAAAGAAATCGAGTCAAAGTACGGTATTCTACTAAAAGAATTATTTACACGGAAAGAAAAATGTATAGCCGAAACTGCATCATATTTTCCAATCTATGATGACGAGAAAGCAATTTTTGCCAAACAAATCGCGATTCAGTATTATAGACTTCCTTGGCAACGAGAAAGAATAGTATCATTTGCGCATCAATTTTATGATAAAACTATTGAAATTACTAAGCATCTTGTTGCAAAAGTTGAGAATAATCCATCTTTGAGTCAACAAAAACTCAATTTACAATTTAATGACGCACTCATTCATGCCGAGACTTTATTCTTGAATGATACGTTGTTAGATGAAATTTCTCAACATCTATGTTCTATGAACTGGCTTTTTGGTTATGCACCACAAAAGAATATTTGTACGTCAGATAATCCTATCGTAATATATAATCCAATGTTAGGTTGTCCTATGACTTTGAACAAAAAGGGGATAGTCGTTAATTTTCCTCTTTTCCCTGACTTACTATTGATTATTTCTGACTACAAAGAACATTCATTTATGAATAATCTTTTTATGGAAATATCTGATTTTTCGCATGAAGCTTTTCATAATTTTCTCTCTTGCCAATCGACTGAAATATACAACTACAATAACGATTTTGAATACATAAAGAATTTCATACATGGAAAAAATGAAAATGCAAAGTCCTGACGCTACGGTGGGTAATGTGGCGAAGATTGCTGCATTGTTTCCGCAGTGCGTCACTGAGCGCATCGGCAAAGACGGGCACCCGGAGCTTGCTGTCGACTTCGACAAGCTGCGTGAAGAGCTGAGTGCCGATGCTCTCGAATCGGGCGAAGAAAGATACCAGTTCACGTGGCCCGACAAAAAAGCTTCGGGACGTTTGGCGAATACACCTACCACTATGACCCTGCGCCCTTGTCCTGAGGAGTCGGTCAACTTCGACAATACTCAGAACCTCTACATTGAGGGCGACAACCTCGAAGTCCTCAAAATCCTGCGCGAAAATTATCTCGGTGCAGTCAAGATGATTTATATTGACCCACCGTATAATACCGGCAACGACTTCGTATATAACGATGACTTCGCACAAGGTCGTGATGAATACGAAGCCGGAAACGGAGCATTTGATGCCGAGGGCAACCAAATGCTCGACCCGATGCAACGCAATACCGAAGCCAATGGCCGATTCCACACCGACTGGCTAAATATGATTTATCCTCGTTTGAAAGTCGCTCGTGAATTGCTTTCTGACGATGGCGTTATCTTTATCTCGATTGACGACAACGAGGTTGAGAATCTTAAGAAGATATGTAACGAAGTGTTCGGGGAAAGTAATTTCCTTACCTGCATAACAAGGTCTACGGGTACTCCCACAGGAGGCGGTTTTGATGGACTTGTTAACGAATTAGACTACATACTTGTATATTCAAAAAAATCACAATTCGCCACTATCAATGGTTTACCAATGTCAGAAGACGATTCTGCTATTTACGACCAAACTGATAACAAAGGTAGATATTTAACTCGTTCATTAAGAAGAACAGGCGGCGAAGACCGTCGTGAAGACCGCCCTACGATGTATTATGGTCTTAAAGCGCCGGATGGTACAATAGTTTTTCCAAAAGGTCCAACTGGTTATGATAGCCGATGGATATGTGGTGAACCTAAATATAAGGAATTAGAAGCAAATGGGCTAATCGAGTGGAAACAAAATCGAGAGGAAAAATGGGTGCCATATCAAAAGTTTTATCTTGAAAACCGTATTAAAGCGCCTGGAAATCTTTGGACTGATGTTGAGGGGAATAAAAAAGCTACAAGAGATATAAGAACAATTTTTGATTCTGATAAGGTTTTTGATTTTCCTAAGCCAATTGGCGTTCTTGCAAAAATTATTACTATAGGAGCAGAATCTGATAGTATCATCCTTGACTTCTTCAGTGGCTCTGCAACCACTGCCCACGCTGTTATGAAGCTCAACGCAGAAGACGGCGGGCATCGCAAATTTATCATGGTGCAGTTGCCGGAAGTGACAGACGAAAAGAGCGAAGCACGTAAAGCCGGTTACGCGAACATCTGCGAAATCGGCAAAGAGCGCATTCGCCGTGCCGGAAAAAAAGTCAAGGAAGAAGCCGGTCTGCAAGGTCAAGACCTCGACATCGGCTTCCGCGTGCTGAAACTTGACTCGTCGAATATGGAAGACGTTTACTATACGCCCGACGACCTGACCGAGCAGACTCTGTTCAACTCGGTTGACAACGTCAAGCCCGACCGCACTCCGCTCGACTTGCTTTTCCAAGTCCTCCCTGAACTCAATATCGAGTTGTCGGCTCGCATCGAGGAAAAGGAAGTTCACGGCAAGAAAGTGTTTATGGTAAATGGCGACCAACTTATCGCCACATTCGACACCGACGTGAACGAGTCCACTATCACCGAGATAGCCAAGCTGCGCCCTATCTACTTCGTGATGCGCGATGCATCTGCCGAGAACGACAACGTTCTCGACAACTTCGAGCAAATCTTCAAGCATTATTCACCAGACACCATCCGCCGTATTTTGTAATCTGTAACCGCTATGAAATTCAAATTCAAGATACAACAATATCAGACGGATGCGGTGCAGAACACCGCTGACATCTTCCTCGGACAGCCGAACCGCGCCAATACGCAGTATCGCCGCGACTTGGGTAAGCGTAAGGAGGGTACTCTCGATCTCAAAACCGACGGTGAAGATGACGGCTACCGCAACTCCGATGTAGAACTTGACGGCGCAAGGCTACTCGAAAACCTCCACGCCGTGCAGACACGCTCGGGAGTGCCTCTCTCTAAGGCTCTTGCCGCCACCGACGGACTCGGAGCGGTGAGCCTCGATGTGGAGATGGAAACCGGCACCGGCAAGACTTATGTCTACATCAAAACGATGTTTGAACTCAACAAACGCTACGGTTGGTCGAAGTTTATCATCGTAGTGCCGAGTATAGCCATCCGTGAGGGTGTAGCCAAGAGTTTCCGTATGCTCGAAGGCCACTTCATGGAGCATTACGGCAAGAAAGCCCGGTGGTTTGTCTACAACAGCTCGCGACTGAACGAACTCGATGCATTCTCGCACGATGCCGGACTGAGTGTTATGATTATCAATACTCAGGCTTTTGCCGCCTCGATGAAAGAGGGAGGGCGCAGCAAGGAGAGCCGCATCATCTACACCAAGCGCGACGAGTTCGCCTCGCGCCGTCCTATCGACGTGATAGCGGCCAACCGTCCAATCATCATCATGGACGAGCCGCAGAAGATGGGCGGCGATGCTACACAGACGGCTCTCAAACGCTTCAAGCCGTTGTTCGTACTTAACTACTCGGCAACACACAAGAAACACAATGACACGGTATATGCCCTCGACGCTCTCGATGCTTATCAGCAAAAACTCGTCAAACGCATCCGCGTTATCGGTTTTGAAATCAAGAACCTGCGCGGGACAAGCGGCTATATGTACCTTGACAATATCGTGCTGAGCCACAGCAAACCGCCAATGGCTCGCATCGAAATCGAGGTGAAGAACGCTGCCGGTGAACCACGTCGTCAGGTCAAGACCTTGGGCGTGGGCGACTCGCTTTATATCGAGTCAAACGAACTGCTCGAATACCGCGACTTCACAATCTCCGAGATTTTCCCCGGCAATGATGCACAGCCTGTCGGTTATGTCACCTTCACTAACGGCAAGATCATCCGCAAAGGTGAATTGGTCGGCGACTCCAACGAACTGCATCTGCAGCGCGTTCAGATTCGCGAAACCATCAAGGCGCACTTCGAACGCGAGCGCAAACTATTCAAACTCGGCATCAAGTGCCTCTCGCTGTTCTTCATTGACGAGGTGGCGAAATACCGCAGTTATGACAGCGACGGCAACGAGGTAAAGGGCATCTTCCAACAGATATTCGAGGAAGAATACGCCCGGCTTGTCAATGATGAGTTCCACCTCTTCGATGAAGATTACAATGAATACCTGCGCCGCTTCTATCCCTATCAGACACACCGAGGCTATTTCTCCATAGACAAGAAAGGGCACATGGTAGACAGCAAGACCAAGCGCGGTAGCGATGTATCGGAAGAACCAAGCGACTATGAGTTAATCCTCAAAGACAAGGAGCGTCTGCTGAGTTTCGATGAACCGACACGCTTCATCTTCTCACACTCCGCATTGCGTGAGGGTTGGGACAACCCGAATGTGTTTCAAATCTGTACTCTGCGCCACAGCAACTCCGGCACCGCCAAGCGTCAGGAAGTGGGGCGCGGTCTGCGTATCTGTGTAGACCGCAACGGCGTGCGTCAGGACAAGGAATTGCTCGGCGAGGCCGTTCACGATGTCAATATCCTCACGGTCATTGCCAACGAGAGCTATGCCGACTTCTCCTCGGCTCTCCAAAAGGAAACCAAAGAGGCGTTGCGCGAGCGTGCCGTCAAGGCATCGTCCGACTACTTCGAGGGTAAGACTGTCACCGTGGGCGGTCAGCCTCACACCATCGACGACCGCGAGGCATCGCACATCATGGTGTACCTCGAAGACAACGATTATATCGACAGCGATGGCAACATCACCCCAAAATATCATGCTGATGTCGCTGCCGAAGCCCTTGCTCCTTACGGTACCAAACTTCAGCCAATAGCCGAGGGCGTAACCCTACTGATACAGTCAATCTACGACCCGTCATTGCTGAAGAAGTTGACAGAGAACGGCAACGACACAAAGATTCCGCCACAATCGCTCAACTCCAATTTCTCGAAAAAGGAGTTTCAGGCATTATGGAAAGAAATCAACCATCAGTATGTCTACACCGTCAGCTACGATTCACAGGAGCTTATTGACAACGCCGTTAAGCATTGCAATACCGACGAACTGGAAGTGCGCCGTTTGCGCTATATAAAGGTTGTTGGCGTTCAGGACGGAGAAGATGCAACGCTGTTCGGCGACACTCGCTCATCATCAAACGAGCTGACCGACGTAAGCACCACGACTGTGAAGTATGACCTTATCGGTGAGATTGCCAAGGGTGCTAACCTCACACGCCGCAGTGTTGCCGCAATTCTCCGTGGTCTGCGTCCGGCAAAGATGGCACTCTATAAGAACAATCCCGAAGAATTTATCCGCAAGGTCGTGAACATCATACGCGAGCAAAAGGCCACGATGATTGTAGAGCATATACACTACAATATGACCGACGGTGTATTTGATTCGGACATCTTCACCACAGCAAGCAAGGCAGAGTTCTCCAAAGCATACGAGGCGAAGAAACACATTACCGACTATGTGGTTGCCGACTCGGAGGGAGAGCGAAACTTCGCCCACGACCTCGACGAGAGCAACGAGGTGGCAGTCTACGCCAAGTTGCCGCGAGCATTTCAGATACCGACACCCGTAGGCAGTTATGCCCCTGACTGGGCCATCGCCATGACACGCGACGGAGTGAAGCACATTTTCTTCATTGCCGAAACAAAAGGCACACTGCAAAAGATGCAACTATCAGCAATAGAGAATGCCAAGATTGACTGCGCAACCAAGCTATTCAACGAAATCTCTGATGCTCATGTCCGTTATCAACAAGTCGCCACTTATCAAGACTTATTAGATAAAATGAGTGCAGTAGGCTGATAAACTTTAGGCGTTCACTTGTTGAAGGTGAACGCCTAAATGTTTATTGTTGTATTATAGATGCCGAATCATGCGGTATATTTCTTCTGTCTGCGTGATTATTTGGGTGGTAATCGTACCCTATTTTTGCATTATAATAACTGAAAATCAACTAATAGAATTGTGATTTTGGAGAAATAATACTGGGATTTTAATGGCTGATTGAATTAAAATTCATATTTTTGTAGGTATATTAACATCTTATGGGACTGCAGAGCATTCCATTTGCAAATAACTAAAAAATGAAAGGGTTGCCACTACAAGTAAAATCTTGCCTTAATAAGGCATTAGATTCGGCATTATTAGCTATCGAAACATATAACAAACCTGCTGTAAAATTTAAGTCTGGGGGATATATCGTTTTAATGTGTATCGCATGGACTTCTTTATTGCATGGTATCTTCTTAAGAAAAAAAGTGAAGCCTATCTATAAAGAGAAAAATGGTAGATACAAAAAAGTAAACGGAGAGATACAGTATTGGGAACTAAAAACGTGCGTCGCAAAGTATTTTGTCGACAGCAATAACCCTATTCGCAAAAACTTGGAATTCTTTATACCACTAAGAAATAAAATTGAGCACAAATTCTTACCAGAGTTAGATTCTAATATTTTTGCAGAATGTGAATCCATGCTATTGAACTTTGACAAAATCGTAGAAGCCGAATTTGGTAGTAAATATTGTTTGCGAGAATCTTTATCTTTTGCTTTACAATTATTTCCATCTTCGGAAACATTAAGTATGGCTACCAAAGCAAATAAAGATTATGATTGTATTGTGTCTTTCATTAACCAATACCGCTCTTCAATAACCACCGAAGTATTAAACTCTGGAGAGTATGCTTTTAAGGCTTTTTTAATTCAAGTAGCGAATCACAAGTCCAAAGATGCGTTACCAATACAATTCTTTTCTTTTGATAAAATGACAGAGGAGGAGAAGAAGAAAGTAGAAAGAATTGCTGCATTAATAAAAGAAAAGCATATTCCAGTTGCGAATGATGACAAAATTAAACCAGGTACAGTTGTTGAAATGGTTCAGCAAGCATTAGGGAATAAAACTATTACCAAAGGTAAGAAAAAAGTAGATAAATTCAATATGGATACACATACAAGATGCTGGAAGAAATATGGTATTAGACCAGTATCTGGTAGCCAGCATCCTGAACGGACAAATACGAAATATTGCGTCTATGACTCAATGAATAAAAATTATGGATATACTCAAGAATGGGTTGATTTTTTAATCGAGCATATGAATAATGATGAAGAATACAATTCTCTTTTCGAATAGATGTCTAATAAGCGGTATCCGCATCTAATGTTTTCGGAAAAAATTGTATCTTTGCACTCGAAAGCGCGTTCTTTTGATATAATGCAGAACAAGGCAGAATATAGAACTTCGCTCGTTTCTAAATCGTTACCTATTGCGAAACGACTTTCTGCAATCTATTCATTTCCAATCGCAAAGACAATTCGTTGTGTCTCAAGCAGTGGAATGTTATATGTTTTTGAATACCAGCTTTCTTTATCCATGCTTTAAGAGGGTATCCAGTCATGCAACGGCGCAATTCTTTGAACACTTTACCTGTGCCCGGTTCTCCACAAAGTGCGTATGCTTCATAACTGATAGGTAGTAGGGCTTCTGTCTGTGTCTTTTGCGTACGAAGACGAATACAATGTCCCAGATCGGGGGCTGTGCATAAGTTTTCCCACTTAAGATTCAATATATCACTGATGCGTAATCCGGTAAGACATGAGAAAAGGGATGCATTTCTTAATACAGGTATATCGCATGGAGTTGAAGCCAGAGTCTTTAATTCATCTTGTGTTAAAAACTCTTTATGAATATCCCTACTTTCTATCTTTTCAAGAAAATCATTGGGATTTTCACGTAAATATTTATCTCTATATGCAAGTTTCAAAACTCCTCGGAATAATGAGAAATAACTGGCAGCTGAATTACGGGAAACCATTTTATCTGTATGTTTTAGTTGCCTTGCATGAAGAAGATAGTCTCGGAAGCGGTTACATAGGTCAACAGTGATTTCTCCAAAACATTTGCCATTGACAAATTTCTCAAAGTGCAGATAAACAATATGCCATTTATGATCTTTTTTACGGCATACTTCTTTGAAATATGCCATAAAGTCGGCTCTCATTTTGTGTCTGTCCATAAATCCAAATTCTTCATTGATTACAGCCTCTTGTCGGCGGCATCTGATAAGTTCGGCTTTAGCTAGGATTTCATTATTGTAATCTAGCTCAATTGCATTTTTGGGGGTTGCATAAATGTAAAATCCTAAATATTCACGTCTGCTCAGTTGCATTGTTTTAGGATTACGTACAGCAGGGTAGTAGTCCAAGTAAAGAGAGATTCGTCCGTTTCTGATAGGGTGTTGTCTTAGTGTTACAGTAGTACATGTTTGTTGTCTCATAATATATAATGTATTAAAATTTATATTCAGGTTTAATTCTTATTGTGGTGATAGCAAAATAAACAAGTGTATTCCTGGTGATGTGGTTATTTTAAAGTTAACCACAGGATAACCAGTAAATAACATTAAATCGAAGGTGGAGCAAGCAGATCATCAAGCTCTTTGCGCGATATCTTGATATATTTCCCTTCCTGCACTTTACTGATATGATGCCATTTTACATAGTGATACAATTGGTCACGTGTGAGATTGTATTTTTCCATAGCTTCGGCTGTCGTATAATATTCTGGTTCAGCTTTAGCAAGACCTTTGGCAATATCTACATGTTTTTTTGAATAGAATACCTGCCGTTTGATTTTTTTCTTTGGAATTGCAAATCGGGAAACAAAAGAATATAGCACTTGTTGTCATGCCAAACTTTTCCGTTAGATCTTCTACAGAATACCATTCCGTAATGTTGGAGTCCGGTGCTTTAGATGCAAAATATTTATCAAAATGCTTAGCACTCCAGTATGTTTTTCCTCTTTTGAAAACTTTGGGTATATTTTGTTCTTTCCCTACTTTAAATATCCATGATTCGTTTACTCCATATTTACTTGCAACTTCAGCGGTGGTATAAAAATCAGTAATAGGAGTGTGAAAGATTCTATTTCGTTTTACATAAGGGGTAGAACTCATCATTGAGTCTATGTCAGACTTATGTATAATGGTAAGTCTTGTACTCAATTTTATTGCCTTCAGTTGTCCACTATAAATATAATTATATACTGCTCTTGATGTGATACCTAAAAGTATTCCAACTTCTTTTATTGAAAGATATTCTTTTTGATTAATTACACTAAAGGTACGTTCTTGAGATACTGTTAGATTTTCTGATTCTGCCTTTTTAACAGTATTGACTCTCTGTCTCATTTTATACGCCCTATCATTACATGATTTTGAACAAAAGCGTGTAGATGTTTTCAAGGCATAAAATTCTTGTCCGCAGTATTCGCAGATTTTCTTAATTCTAATTTTGCTTGCTGCCATTTTACATTCATTTTTTATGTTAAACACTATATTTATTACTCCAATTATGGATGCAAATAGTTGTATCATATTGAACTATATTGTACCATATTGAAATCTCTCTACTACTTTGCAAATCGCAAAATACCCAAATCAGCCCATGCGGTACAAAATCGACACAAAAAATGAATGAAAAACCATTAGAAACCATTATTATATGGTATGAAGGCAAAAAGAAAAGGCGCTCAAAATGAACGCCTTCGATGCAAAGTATAACTATGCTTGAAAATGAGAAATTTATGATTTTATGGTACAAATGTGGTATAAGTGTGCCGTTTTTAACAATAAGCAACCACAAGAAAATCACTACAAAAACAAAGATAAAGATTCTTTTTGATATGCGTGTTTATTTCTCCCATAAGGTTGGCAAGGTGGTGTAAGTATTGCCGAATATTCGTAGCATCTTCAATGAAGAAAGGGGATACCTGTTGAGGCTCCCCCTTATCCATACGCTTGTGTCTTATATTTATTCAAGGGATTTTCTTATTTCTTGTATCTATTCCTTGGGGTAACCTTAGTGTTGTTTACCCTTGCCGGAACCTTTGCATATTTCTGCCGTAATTTATTCCATACCCGCCGGCGATATTACCGGCAGGACATCCAAACGTGATACGTTGGGTACGAAGCACCAACATGCGGGTCTATGTTATTTATGTAGCAATATTATCTTGTTCCACCAGTTTATCACCAGCAATAAACAGTATTATCATACCGATTATATTACCTAAGAAATATTCGCTTTCCGATCCTGCCAGAAGAACCCCGGCCACTAACAGGAATATAAAGGACAATGCTTTCATGATGCTATTATTTTAGTCTCGTTATCTAATCCGACATATTGGTTGTCATTTCTAATGCCTGTAAGTCCGAACGGGGTTTTATGTTCATCCCAACACTGCTCATTTAATTCATTGGCTAATTCCACAATATGTAAAAGTGAATCTATTGTAAGTCTGTTTCTCTCAAGATCGAACTCTTCTGTTTTGAGTATATCCCGAATTAAACTCAGCAAGCAGTAAGGCAAACAAAATATGCCTGCATCATCTAAAATATTTTTGCCGAACTCTGCTAATACACTTACTTGGTCTGCTGTAAGACCTTCGAACTTTGTTGCTAAATCTTTAAATTCCATGATTGTAATATTATTTTGTTTGTGGTAGAGGGGGTCGGTTTGACCGATACCCCTACCGGGTTAATTATCCGATCTTGATTAAATTGAATTTCTTAAACGATCTGAACTCCTGTCTTTCTGTATCGAAATAGGTAAACATGTTATCGTTAGGTTTGCGCCCGGTCCCTTTGACAATCGTGTTTATAACCTCATCTCTCAAAGTTCCGAAAGCCTGACGAATTTCACCGTTTACTTTCTGATAGAAGAACTGTACTGTCTTTTGCTTCATTTGCGCTTTCAATTTCAGAAGTAACCAGGCTCTTTTTAGGCTCTCTGAGAAACTTTCTCCCGTTACCTGGTAAATTCTCCAAGCGTCTGACATTACTTGTCTCATTTGGCTTTTAAATAGTGTTGTCATGATCGTATAGTGTTTATGTGTTAGTAATCCTTGTTTATGCTATGTACATCCAGTAGTCACGAATGTAGATTTCTGCCTCGGCTTTATAATCCACATTATAAACTTTGCAGGCTTCTTCTTCCGTCATGGCGGCTAACGCTGTCAACTCGTTGTTCATGTAATCCTCGTTTGTCATAGCTGTATATCTGTTTGTTTTATTTTGATAATGCAAAGGTATAGCATTTTCTATACTATACAAAACAATTAGATAGAAAATGCTACCGTATTAAGATTAATTAATATAGCAAATACTATACATTTTGAGTAGTGGAGTTATTTTTGTACTATAATTAAATTTTATAAGATCATGAGAATTAAGGAACTATTGAAAGAAAAAAGGCTGACACAACAAGAATTAGCCGATAAAATGAATGTAAGTCTTTCAGCTGTTAAACAAATGGTATCTGCTGGATCATTGACTACTGCCACATTGGAAAAGATCGCCACGGCATTAGATGTACCCATGTGGCAGTTATTCGCCTCCCCCGAAGAAGTGCGCCCAAAAAGCGACGCTTTAACTCTCACATGTCCCCATTGCGGTAAGGATATCAATATTAAAGTAGAATAATGTCCCGTCTCACTTCTGTAAATACCAAACTGTCCCACTTTTGGGACAGATAACTATTGCATTATCAGATTATTATATCGTTTTGTCCCACTTTTAGAAATGTGGGACAGTGGGACAAAGTGGGACAGTAAAGTATCATGCTATCGTACCTACCATACCATTTTTGTCACCCTGGATAAATATTGTTTAGTGGAAAATAAATACTATGTAGTTTTTGATAAGATCGTCAAAAATACCGCTAATCGACCTTCTGGTTGGTTAAATTTGATCCAATGTTTTGATAAACGCCCTCAATCCCTTTTCGGCTTCGGGTGAGAGTTCGGTCAGGTCGATAAAGTTAAAATCCTCCCTGCGGAAGGGTGTGCCGGCGAATGACAGTTTATCCAACAGCTCGTTTTTGGCTTTGCCGGGCGAAAGATAGAACGTATCCCTGTATCGAAGGTACTCTTCCTTGCCTACGGGCATTGAAAGATGGAAATCGCCGGAGACGAACGATATCCTGTATTTGTCCCCGATCGTTTCCACCCGGATATCTGCCTCGTACCTGGATACGAGTTTAAAAGTCGGTTTCATCTACTATCTGCGACTTAGAAGTCACGACCTCAATTTCAACATCTTCGGATAAAGAGATCTCTTGTTGCCCTAAAAAGACCCGTTTGTCCCCTTGATACTCATACAGTTTGATATACCGTCTTTTGGGCTCCTGCCCTCGAATGATTTGTAATAAAAACTTTCTTTTATCCATTTTTAGCCTCCTTCATTTTTAAAATCTTCTCTGTTATTTTATCAATGGCTTCATCTGGTGCATTTTCTATCAACCTTTCCAACGCATCATATTCGGCATTGATCTGTTCTTGGATACTTACTGATTGTTGCTTCGGTAACACATAACAAATCAATCCTGATATCGCTTTAACCCGTTCTGCAGGTTCTAATGCTAATAAATCTTTTTCAAATCGTTTCCGGTTTCCATCGATAACCTGCTGTATCCATTCTTTGACAGTACCGGTTACTTTATTTGGTACTCCTTTAGGTCTTCCTTTAGGGTTCCCTGTTTGTCCTTTTTTCTGTCCCATAATATGTAAATCAATGTTATTTTCATATTAACCGGGTAGGCTATCTGTATGGCAAACCTACCCGGTTTTGATATTTAAACTTTATCCGGCAATCCTTTAGCCCATTCCTTGGCCAAATCTTCGTCTGATACTTCAAAATCCTCTTTCCGATAGTTGATCCCCAAATGTTGGCAAATAAACTTATTTTTTGCCTCGTTCATCAGCCTGTTCCGTGTTGTCAGATCACCAATGTTATCAAGTTCGACCTTGTCCATGTTTCCAAAAAAATTGAGTCCTATTATCGGATTTTCCAATAATTCACGCTTAAAGTCGTCGAATGATTTTCTTTCTTCTGTAGTCATAATTAATTTGTTTTTTTAGATATATTCGAAATTTTCGTCTTCTACATAAAACCCTCCTTCTTCTGTCAATCGACACAGGCAACGGCGTTCATCGTTGATATAGCTAAAGCCTTTCCCGAAATATGGGTTGTCAGATACGAAGTCGTTCAGTTCATCAATTGCCTTTTTCAGGTTTTGCACCAGTTCGTGCGCCTTTATCCTTTCTGGTGTCGGGCGAATAGTAAACTCTTCTTCTTTCCGGCTTAACCATGCGGAAGATATAGTGACGATTCCTTCTTTCACTTCATAGGCGTCAATATCCAGTGGATGCAAAGCACCGGAACGAAGGACAGTATACAATTTGCCCGCATTGTTATTTATCACACATTGCAGATGTTTCACAGCCTCTTCATAATCTTTATTTCGAAAGAACAATACTTTTATCCGTGAAGCATCTTTCCGTGCCATATCTACCGCCTGTTTATGAAGCGAATTACAATCACCTCGTAAATCTTTCAACTCGTCGGAAGAAAAGTTAAACCCCTCGTTCAGCATATCATTCACGATCTGCTGAATCTTTTCAATTTGCAATTTGTGCCGGTTAATCTCTATAACCAAACCATCTTTTTTAATAGTCTCCATGTTTAAAATTAAATTGTTAATAAAATATTTGTTTTTGCTCGTTCACTTCCAGCAAAGCAAATTCTATGCGTGGGTGATACTTATCTATTTTCTTCTCTGCTTCTATCTGAAAGCAAAGTTTGTCATCTTCTATAGCTCCTACCATTTGCAGGCAGTCGAGCAAGGTTTTTAAACTGTTATCTAAGTCGAACCTTACCGAACTATGGTACACCCGGACAAACAACCGAAAACGGCTTGAAATGCGCCTACTCTTGTATGTCTTGCACTGTTGCATGAAACTATGTTCGTATGCCCGTATCTTTTCGTCCTTGATAATGCGCTTTGTACCGGACTTTCCCGGCACTGCCTGATAATGGTTTGCTTTAGCGATAATCTGCCCGTGAATTACTTCTACTTCCATCACGCAATAAGTTTTAAGTCAAACGTATCAATGAGCAGTTGAAGCGCCGGATTAGCTTCTATTATGGCTTGCAAGGTCTTTTCCGCTTCTGAAAGCTCATGCCTTATCTCTTTGGTTTCTACTGACAGATAGCGTATAAGCCAGTCTGCAATGTCTATCTTATTGGCTCTGTCTTCATCGGTGGCGTTCTTCTCCAGTAGGTCGGAAACTACCACTTTACAACCGATCGCCTCAACCTCTTTAGCCTTATTGCTCCAGTACTCGAATCCGTCCACGTCCGGGAACATGATAACCGTTCTTCCCTGCAATACCTTCAACTTGTCAATTGATAGTTGAGACTTCCCGCCAGTAGCTAACCAGACATATTCGGGATATACGCCAGAAGCTATCAAAGCGCTTTTTTCAGCTTCTACCAGTGCAACCGGCTTTTCCGGGTACATCTTCAAAAGGTGCTCTCCGAATAGGCATTGAATCAGGTTAAAATTTTCCGGTATCGCTTTCTGTTTTTTTAATACTGAATGTACCCAATTAATACCGCCTGAGTCCTTAACCCTGTGGCCCGTGTTCGGATCGTACCTCATAATCTTACCGGTTCTTACCCAGCCTTTGACATCGATCTGCCAATAAATAACACATCCGTCCTTCGTGGCTCCCAAAGCGTAATCATTCATCAATCTTTCAATCGTGGGTGATTCCAGCGTATAACGGTCAAACAATCCACACAGAAAGCGGATAAACGTACTGCCATAACTTACCGACCTTTCGACATAGCGGAACGGGATAAAACCCGCTTCCGGTTTAGGCTTCCGTTCCGGTGTCTGCCTGGCCGGAACGGAAAGCCTTTCTTTTTCTGCCGGGTGATCGGCAAAGAACTGTTTCGGTGTGTAATGGTAGCCGCAACTACTTTCGTGATTACACCTGCCAACCGTCCTATCTATCGGCTCTCCGGTATTGCCGTTCATGTAGTAGGCGAACGAATGAGGATCGCTACACCTCGGGCACTTATGCCGGGATGCTTTGCCGGTGTATTTCTCTAAATATGGTTGATTGAAATTATTCATAACTTTTTTACTTTAGTGTCCCACTGTCCCACACTGTCCCAAGTGGGACAAAGTGTCTTAAACTCTTTATTTATAGGCTTTGCAGGTGTCCCACAGTGGGACAGTTAAACTCCCTTTTTTAATATTCTACCTACTTTGCTCTTGCTTATTCCTAATTCAGTAGCGATTTCCCTAACGGATTTTCCTTGTGTGGAAAGCTCCTTTATGCTTGCATCCAATTGGGAAATATCTCTATCCGTTTGCTCCTTTAGATGTTCTTTCTCTGCTGCATATCCGATATTTACAAACTGCAAGAATGTTCCAATCTTCTCTATGGCAGACACTATCACATTATCGGCATCGTAGGTATAGTTACCGTACCTTACCTTTAATTGCTTGATATATCGAACGCTGTTATCTTTGGCACTCTTACCAATGGCAAAGACGCTATCAAAGAAATTATAGAGCTTCTTACTGCCTGCAAGGTCGTTTTGTGTAATCGGATTAGATAAGCACCGTTTAGGGGTGTGAGCCAGTATAAGCATTGATAAACCGTATTTCCTTTTTAGAGTCATCAACCGAAACATGAGTGTTCCTGCTGCATCTCCCTTTTCAGAAGCTATACACAAATAAGTAAGGTTATCAATGATAAGAACTTTTGCACCTGATTTAATAGCTGCCTGCTCTATGTTTCCTATTACCGCTTCCTCGAAGTTGGCAGAATCCAAAGAATCTCTATTGATTTCCACCCTATAAAGGTTGTCCGGGAATTGGTTCAAGTTGTTAGCCTCATCACTATACCGTAACTGAAATTGCTTATCTGATAACTCGAAGTCAAAGTAAAGCACTCTTTGTTTATCCGCTATGCTTGTGGCTATCTGTACGGCATAAATAGACTTTCCCAAATTGGAATCAGAGAACAAACAGCATACTTCACCCTCGTACCATAGTGTAAGCCAAAGCGCATCGGGGTTCGGTCTTAGTGCTGCCTCTTTTATGGTTCTGTTGGCAGTCTTTACCGTGAACATTCCTATCTGTTCCGGTATCTCTGCTGCCAGTTGGTCGGCTTTCTGTAACTCTACGCCTATTGCCTGAATGTAGTTAAAGCCTCCCATTATTCACCCTCCTCGAATAGTTTTAACTGCTGGTTATTTACCTGGTTGAACAACTCCTTATCTGCGGTGTAATATCCGGCTGTAAACATCGTATGTTCGTCCTCTGCCTTATAAAGAAACTGAATAAGCCCCTTATCTTCCATATCAGCCACATAACGGCAAATGTTAGCCCGTAGTATTCCGGTTTCTAAGGACACATCTAACATCGTCTTAGGGTGCTCCTTAAAAGATTGATAAACAATTTGGTATTGTGTCTGAAACTCATTACCTTTGTCGTGCTTGTTGAGGGAATGGGTGGTCGTTGAGGCTGCCTTTTTTCTTTTATCCATAACTTAGCCTCCGATTCTTTTGGTTGCACAATAGTTGTTAGCCTCATCTTTCAATTCGCTTTCGCTTTTTCGTTTACCACAGGATAACCATTTGTCAATGTCGGATTGCAGGAAACGTAATTTCTTACCTCCCTTATTAAATGGGATTTCTCGTTTGCTTACCCATCCATAGATAGTAGCTTTTGCCGGGTGGTCAGGCAGGTAGGCTTTGAGTTCATCAATGTTAAGCCATCTATCTACGGGGGGAGTTGGTGTCTCGTTCTTCTCTAATAAGGCTTTCTCTAAAGCCTCCACCTTTCCGATGAGGTATGCCATCGCTTTAGGCATTGTTTCAAAAGTAATTGCTTCTGTCATATCTTTTGCTACTGGCTTCGTTAGGTTTTCAATTCCTGCCATGAAAGAAAAAGAAAACCGCTACCTCGAATGAGATAACGGTGCAAAAGAATAACTAAAAGTCGCTTACCACCGGGGGTACACCTGGGTGTAAATATTAGTAATCCTTATTAATATCTATGTTTATTGCCGAATTTACATCTTTGAATAATTGGTTTATTTCGTCTATGTCTTTTTGATGGAATGACTTATTAAATGAGATGCCTTTATTCGCATCATTATACAACCCTTTATAACTTTTCCCCATTATAAATGCTGCTATGCGAACGATTTTTGTTAAATCTGTATTACTTTTATCAATTCCTGCAACTTTTAGAATCTCTATAATAGCCACAAGTTGCACTTTGCTTGATTTTGCTACGATTGGTGAGTTTGCTGTTTCCGTAGCTTCTTTACTCTCTTTTGTAGCACTTATAGCCGAAGCTCTTAGTTTTTTTAATAATTCAACAATACTTTCACAAACATAATTCGTTGCATGTGCAAGATGGTATAGTTTAGTTAAGATATAATCTTTTTCTTTTTCAGTAATGAAGCCACATCTTAATAATTCAGCAAATAATTGATGAAGCCTATTTTTATCATCAAATAGCATAGCATCCATATCAAAATCGGTTTCCTTTATACAGTACAAGTGATTACGCCACCGCTCACGGTAGATATTGCAGAAGCTGTCTATGCTAAGAACATCGGTACAATTCATCCAAAATTCATTCTCAATGTCTTTTACACGTGGTTCATTGTTTATAATAACATTAGCTATAGATTCTAAATACTTTTCACCTTTATAGTGCTTTCCTAAGAACTTTATCCAGCCTTCAACACTATTATCATTTTGGGAATTGAATGTAATGTAGGGTTGTATCTCCCAATAGACCTTACAAACCCATTTGGAAAAGTCTGTGAAGTTGCAGTGCTCTTCTAATAAAGAACAGGCTTTTTCTTCATCGCAATTATAAGCAATAGAATAAACTGTTATCTTATTTTGTCTCTTTTCATCTTCTGATATGTTTTTATTACTTGTGATTTTAACTAATTTATCATACAGCTTTTTCGGTTTTTCGTTAGGGCTATTTTTTAATTTAAAAGCTCTACCTAAATTATATTCTGCACTATTTAATACCCTTACAGCTTCATCGATGATTTGAATTAACCTATCTGTCTTATCAAAATTAATATTCATTGCCATTAGTATTAAAGGATTTTTATTTTATCTGCCGCCTCTCTCTTTGCTTCCTCCAGTGTTTTTGCATACACAAGGGTAGTTCCTATATTCTTATGTCCTAACATCTTCTGAATAGTGGTAATCTGCGTACCACTGGCAAGTTGTAGAGTCGCAAATGTGTGGCGGAAGCAATGGAAAGTGATAGGCACTGCAAGGAAAAGCGTAGAGGTGAAGATTAAACGTAAGTCGTTTGAAATGAGCAATGTTTCTGTATTTTGCTAAATGTGGAAAATGCAAACGGTAACGGAATATTGAGGTCATTCGGTTACCAAACCGTTAGCCGGGCAGTTACCGAAACGGATGTCGGTAACGGTAGGCAATGAAAAGAAGTCCTCACCGTTTCGTTTGCGCTCATCCACAGTATTTTGCGTATCAAGGAACGCTTATAGACAGGCTAATTTTGCCAACAAAAAATATAAGCGTATGAAAGTGGAAAAATTCAAGGTGCTGCTCTACCTCAAAAAGAGCGAACCGGACAAGTCGGGCAAAGCCCCGATAATGGGAAGAATCACCGTAAACCGGAGTATGGCGCAATTCAGTTGCAAGCTGTCCTGCACTCCCGAATTGTGGAATCCTCGTGAAAGCCGTCTGAACGGCAAGGGCAAGGAGGCGGTGGAGACCAATGCCAAGATTGAAAAGTTGCTGTTGGCGGTGAACAACGCCTTCGATAACCTTGTAAGCCGTAAAGTGGATTTTGATGCCACCGATGTGAAGAATCATTTTCAAGGCAGCATGGAAACGCAGATGACGCTCATGAAAATGACGGACGTTGTCTGTGACGACCTCAAAGCCCGTATCGGCATAGACCGTGCGAAAGGCACTTACCCCGGCTATCACTATATGCGTCTGACACTCGGGGAGTTCATCAGGCACAGGTACAAGGTCAGGGACTTGGCATTCGGGCAATTGACGGAGCAGTTCATCCACGACTATCAGGCTTTCGCCATGGAAGAGAAAGGCTATGCAATTGATACCGTCCGCCACCATCTTGCCATTCTGAAAAAGATCTGTCGCCTTGCCTACAAAAAAGGGTATGCCGAGAAATGCCATTTCCAGCATTTTGCCCTGCCCAAACAATCGGAAAGGACACCACGGGCATTGAGCCGTGAATCGTTCGAGAAAATCCGTGACGTGGAAATACCTGCTTACAGAAAATCCCACATGCTGGCACGTGACCTTTTCCTGTTTGCCTGCTACACGGGCGTATCATACGCCGATGCGGTTTCTATTACGAATGAAAACTTGTACACAGACGACAACGGGGCGTTGTGGCTGAAATACCGTCGGAAGAAGAACGAGCATAGGGCGAGCGTGAAGCTCCTTCCCGAAGCGTTGGCGTTGCTTGAAAAATACAAGGACGAGACAAGGGAAACGCTTTTCCCGATAATCCACCATCCGAACATGAAGCGGCACATGAAAGCGTTGGCGGCACTGGCAGGCATCAAGGATGATTTGTGCTATCATCAGGCGAGGCACAGCTTCGCCTCGCTGATTACGCTTGAAGCAGGT